TCATTGGCGGCAGTTTGAGTGACAACCTGTTGACGTTCCTTCCATAGGGAAAATAACTCGTCAGCGGCATCATAATCATACTGTTGGTCTGCCTGTACAAAAAGCTGTTGTCTAATCTTAGAACCCTTAATCCATTCAGCAAACTTCTCATCCTGCAAAATTCCCTGCATCTCAGGGTGTTTGGTTTGCAGTTTGTTCATCGCTGTAGATTGACGATATTGGTTGCTGATTTGTTCAGCTTCCTTTATCTTAGGGTGATTATTAATCGCTCTTTCGACTGCCTTGTCGGGGTCTGAGAAAAAGTCTACTTCTTCGTCAGCATTTGTTGCTTGTGTTTCTTGGGTTGAGAGTTGTGTCTGGATGTAGTCATCTACAACCTTCCGCAAGTCACCTACTTCAGAACTTTGTTTACCTAAGAGTTTTTCAGCCTCTTGGTGCATCCTTACTATTTCGGCTGTTGACTTCCCTTGATACTTCTCAGGTATGTCTGATTCAGGTTGTTCAAGAGTTTCCTCTGGTTGAGGGTCTTGTGCTACTTGGTTATCGATGTCATTCTCTTCTACGTCTTCCGTGGGACGCTCTTCTAATAGTCTTGCCATTATTAAACTCCGTGATTCATATCATTATGGAGGTGTATTAAGTGTAAGGGTTCTATGGTCAAGAGTTGTCCTTACGTTATAATGCTACGCCTTTGTTGCCTTCATGTGTGACTCTCTCTTCTTAACCCACTTCCGTGTTTCCTTCCAAGAGTCGCCACCGTTGATTGTAACAGGTGTAACTATTTTTCTAGCTATCAACGAACAATCTGGACATTGTACTTCGGTTGTCTCTGAATCTACAAACTTTTCATTGACGTGTCCGTTGTCGCATTTGAAGTCAAACATAAACCTCATTAGTCTATTTCTACTTCTTCTTCATCTTGCTCTTGTTTAGCTGTTTCTATCTGTGCTTCTAGGTTCAGCATATTAGCCATGACTACAAGTTGTCCCTTACGAAAGTAAAGGTCTTTGTCATCTTTACAGGCTTCTACGGAGTTGACCTGTTCTGCACTTCCTTTAAAGTCTTGCATTAAGTTCTTCCAACCATCTGAACGGAACATCTCTTCAAAGGAACGATAGTACTTCTCTAGTTCTACATCAGTCATTTACTGTTTCTCCTTAATGGACAGTCTTTATTGTTAATTTAAATAATATACTTAAGTATACTATAGGAATATTATACCATATTTGGTCACAAAAGTCAAGAACTATTTTCTATGTCTTGCTGTTTTCTTTGCAATCTTCTTAGGTTGTTTGCTTACTTGTTTACCTGCTTTGGTGTCAGCACGTTTCTTACGTGTCGTAGCGGCATATTCCTTCTTGGTCAAAGCCTGACGCGCCTTCTTGGGCAGATAGCGTTCACCTGTAGCTTTCTTACCCTGTGTGCTTGGTTTACCAGACTTAGTACCCCACTCTTCCTTAGTCCACTTCTTCAGGCTTTTCTGTGACTTCTTTAGTGGCATTACCTGTACCCTCCACCTTTAGCTTTGTACTCCTTAGCGAGCATCTGTGCCTTCCTAGCAGACCACTGTCCTGCCTTACCACCCTTAGTACCTGCTTTAATCTTATTAAACAAGTTCTTACGCATGGTAGGCTTAGTGTAGTTACCCGCCTTATTTACTGTGGATTTCTTTTTAACAGGCATAATTACTTGCCTTTTTTCATTGGCTTCTTTTTAGGTTTAACTGTTGTTTTCTTTTTAGGTGGTCTTCCGACTTTACTACCGTATGTACCTTTACCGTATGGCATGGTTATCTCCTCTTTACCATTTAGATTTATTTGCCCAGTAAGCCGCAGACATTTTGCCTTTGGCTATATTCTTGGCGTGTCTTGCTTTAAAAGATTTACGTCTTGCTTTCTCAGATGCAGTCTTAGGATTCTTACCTGCACCTGAAACTCCCTGTTGTCCATAGCGTATAGTCTTAATCTTGTCACCTTCCTTTGCCACAACTACATGAGACTTAGTAGGATGACTAGGTGTACGCTTAGGTTTGTTATAACCAGAGACTCCTGCTCTAGCTAGTCTTGGGTCTCGTTTTTTTACTGGCATTCGGCTTTACCTCTTTAGTTTTCTTAAGGTCTTGGACCGCGACTTCCAATTCCTCCAACCTCTTCAGAGTTTTCGAGAAGGCTTGGTTGACTTCCTCCAGTGCTTTGTTGAACTGGTACTGTGTTATCATTAGGTTTTCCTTGTTCTTTGACAGCTACTTCACGTTCTTTCAGTAACTGCTCTGATATTTTAAGACGCTTCTGGAACTCTTTGTCATCTGCATCGCCTGACTTAAGGTTAGCCGTAACAGCTTTGATACGGTCAATCTCAAGTTCCTGTGGTACAACACTAGCCTCTGCCGCAAGTTTCTGCGCTCTAGCCTGTGACTCAAACGCCTGACCTTGTAGTGCCGCAGTCTGTGACTTCTGGAACTCCATCTGTGCTTGTTGCATAGCTTGTTGTGCTTGCTGTGCTTGTGGGTTAGGCTGATTAGCTTGTTGTAAAGACATAATAAGTTCTTCACGGTTGGACAAGTTCATGTTGTCTACAATGGACATAATCAACTGTGAGTACATTGGATTGTCTTGTTGCATGGTCTGTAGTAACTGTACTAGTTGAGTAACTTCATACTCACGAGCAATGATACCTAGACTGCTAGATGTGTGGAACTTATAGTCCGCAACAGGATAACGCTCAGGGTTAAACTGCATATAACGATGTGCGGCTTTAGTTACAAATGGAATAAGGAATGATTCTTGGAAGTTAATCAACGTACGCTTATGACGCTTAATAATAGCACCGAGGCTCATAGAAATACCTGCGGCAGTTGACTCACCATTAATAGAACCAGAGATACCCGCAGAGTCAATAGCACCTGTAGCTGTTTGTACCATCTTTTGTAGTTCAGCGGCTTGTGCAAACGTAACCTGACTGACATTACCAAAGTTAAGTGGCTGTAGTACTTCAGCAGGGTTGCCGTTGGTCAAGATAGTCTTACCCGCACGTACCTCAGCTTTAGAACCTCTAGGCATACGTGTAGCATCAATAGCCATCATAGGGTGTATAGTCAATGCAAGAGCATCGATTCTGGCTCGTATTTCAGCGTCTAACGCCTTTTGAGAGTTATACCCTTTCTCACATACCCCTCTGCCCCAGAAACGGCTAGGAACGACATCCCACGGGAATGCAACGATAGGTCTGTCACCCATCATGTATGGGTTCTCTTCAGCCTTAAGTAAAGTACCGTCATTAGCAATAACAACGATAGCCTCTACGTAGTATGAATCACTCTCTTCATTAGCGACTAGTTCTTCTACTTCTTCATCTTCTGATTCTTCTTGAGCCGCTTTTAATAAATGACGAGGCACTAAACCATAGTACTTAGTTAGACGTACTTTATCGTCTTCAAATACAGCTAAGTCTTTATCTGGTTCAATATCAAAGTCTGATGGTGCATCACCTACGTATACGTCACGATAGACTCCTGCTTCCTGTAGTTGCTCTACAGAGTGCATAGGTACAAACTCATCTACTGCACAACCTAATGCTTCCTCAATGGAAGTAGCTAGTGGGTCGATAAGGAAGTTCTGTGGCATTACTGGTCGTAGCTTTACGCAAGTCTTATCTACGATGTTGACACCAACTGCTTGTAACTCTCCACCCATAACAGGCTGTGTAGCAGGTTGAAACTCTTTCTCTTCTTCTAGTACTACTTCAGCAATACCTGTACCGAATACAGCCGCGTTAATAAGGCACTCAGCTACGCTCTTACGGACTTTATTCTTTTTAAAGTCTTTGTATAGGACTTCACGTAGTAACGCTATATCACGCTTCTCGTTGTCCGCTACGTCATCCTCAATGTCAAACCACTTGCCACGACCAAAGGTAGCTTCCTCTAGTTCCGCAACGGATGACTCAACTGCTTGTTGTAGAGCAGGGGAAATAATACGTGAGCGTTCCGACTCTCTGGTCTTGTCCTCTGCCGCCCACTGACCACGCCATAGGCGATAGTACTCATCAAACTTCTGTGAGTAGTTAGATTCATAGTGGTCACGCCAACTCTGACATTTGTCAATGACCCAATCCTCTAGGTTTTGCTCCAGTGTAAACTCTTCCTTATCTTCTAGTAACATATTAGTACCCTGCGTAAGTATCTAAAAATTCAAATTCTTCTTCCACATAGTCCGAGGTGTAGGCTATGTTAGCCAACTGGTCTATGTAAGCGAGTGAGTCAATCAAGTCATCGTGTACGTGGTGACTAGGGAATTGGAATAGTTCATCTAGGAACTCTGTATTCCAAGCACCCTTGTTAAGTGTAATCTTACCGTGTTCAAACCTACCTTGTAAAGCCCACACGATTCTATCGGTCTTCTTCTTGTTGCCGTGAGTCAGTTCCTCAATACGGAAGAACCTATCATTAGCCTTCATCAAGTCTGAGATGTATGGAAGTACAGCGTTCTTTAACGCCCCTTTCTCGATACCCACGGACACTGGACGATAGTCTCGTACAGCTTCAAAGATTTTACGTGCAGTTTGTTCCACACCCCAACGACCATGAATGATGTCAGCAACGTACCAACCTTCTTCATTTGCTTTAACAACCGAGATAGCCGTTTGGTCAAGTCGTTTAGTTTTAGTTGTAGCTTTTGCCACATCAGCAAACCCCGCCAAATCGACAGCAATATAATACTGACCACTAGTGGGTTCTTCTTCAGAAAACTTAATGTAGTCTTCTTTAAATAATTCACTGCCCTGTGCCTCGAATGATGCCATGAACTCCTGACGGAAACTAAACGCAGACATAGACTTCTTAGCCGCTTCAATCTCTTCAGGGTCTAGTAGTGGATTATCATAGCTTGTAAAGTGATAACCCGCGAACGTAGGGTCTTCACCAACACAAGCATACGTATATAAGTCATAGAAGTGATTACGTCCCATTGGCGTACCAATGAACAACGCATCACCCTTTTGGTCAGCTAGTGCAGGTCTAAGGATTTGCTCCCAGACCTCTGGTTTCATATCTGCATACTCATCCATAACAAGGAACTTAAGACTGACACCACGCATGGTTTCTGGTCTATCTGCACCTTTGAGTGCTATGGTTGCACCGTTGACTAGCTTTATTTGTAAGTTATTAACATGACTGGTAGCTATTACAGGATTACCTATCTCAAGTAACACCTGCCACATAATGTCCCTAGCCTGACCCTGAGTAGGTGCAACGTAAAAGACATGACCCTTCTCAGTTTGTAATGCCCTAATGATTAACATCCAAGCGGCTAACCTTGACTTGCCTGTACGCCTACCTGCGGCTATGACCTTAAATCTAGTCTCATCTTCAAATACAGTCTGTTGCCACGGTAGTAACGAAACATTAAGTTCAGTCACTTAGTAAGTCCACATTACAAAAGGGGTTGTATCGTCAGGACTGCGGATGTCAACATGGACAAAACTACGAGCAAC